ACCGCCCGTGGCGCCGCCACCCAAACCGAGCGTGTTGACGATCACCGACCCGGCGCCCTTCAAAAAGTCGCCGACCTTGCCGACACCGTTGCCGATGCTGTCGATGATGCCGCCGATCTTGTCCCACACCGCGACAACCACATCTCGCACCGCATTAAATGCGTTGACGAAACCGTCTTTGAATGCGCCGACCTTGTCGCCGACTTTGTCGATGGCAGTGCTGAAAGCGTCCCAAATTATTTTGACGCCGTTCCACATCGTAGAGGCCACCGCGCCGATGGCCTCGAACGCCGGGACAGCGATGTTTTTCCACAGCCAAGCGACTTTGTCGCCGGCCCATTGCACGGCGTCGGTGAACGCCGACCAGATGATTTTCGCCCCGGCCCACCACGTTGCGATCACCGCGGCGATCCCCTCGAACGCCGGGACTGCAATGTTCGTCCACAGCCAGGATATGACGGCGCCGACTTTCTGCATCGCCGACTTGAGCGCCTCGAAAACCACCATTGCGGTGGTTTTGATGAACGTCCAGACCTTGTCCCAAATCTTGCGGCCCAGTTCAGTTTTGGTGAAAAACGCCCACAGGGCGACGCCGATGGCGACGATCCCGGCGATCAGCAGCCCGATAGGGTTCGCGGTCAGTGCGGCGTTGAGCAGCCACTGGCCGGCGGCGGCCGCCCGGGTGGCGACGGCTTGCGCCCGGGTGGCGATAGCGTGACCCATTGCGGCGATCCTGCCGCGCAACGTTGAGGCCGCCCCCGCGTTGGTGGCGGTGGTGTTCATGTTTTGGGCGACGGTGTTGGTGCCCAGCGCGGTGGACAGTTGCGTCATCGCCGCGGCCTGCTGCCGGATCGCCGCAGTCTGCGCCAGGATCAGCGGGGTGCGGATCAGGTTCGCGGTGGCCGACCACATTTGGAACATCGGCCCAAGAGTCGACGAAACCGTCCTGACCAGCACAAACGCGCCGCCGAGGGCGATCAGTGTGGGAACCGCCCACGATGCGTTGTCGGCGAGGAACCGCAGCCCGGTGGCGAGGGCGTTCATCGCCGGCACCATGATGGCCTGCAAAGCGTCAGGGCCGATGTCGACAATCGCCTGACCGAATGCGCCCATCGCGGTGCCCACCGACTGCAAAGCCGGCGACGCCGCCTGCAACGCCGAACCCAACCCTTTAGCGCCCTCGGACAGACTGGACATCGTTTCGCCGCCGCCACCACTGGTGAGTTCGCGAATCTTGTCGCCGAGTTGAGTGAACCAGGCGACGATATTGGATATGCCGCCGTTTTCAGCCCAGGAACTCATGCTGGCGGCGAGCCGTTCAGCCCACGGCCCGACAACGGCGGTGATGTTCGCCATCACCGGCTTGATCGCGGTGGTCAGATCATCGAACACCGCGGTGAAACCGACAGCCAACGGTTTCAAAGCGGCGAAAATCGGCCCCGATATTTCCGCGCCGAACCGCGAATACGATGCCCGCAGATTCTTCAAACTGCCGCGAACACTGCCACCCATCTCGAGGGCGGCGCCGCCGATGTTCTCGGCGACCACCTTGCGGAACGTTTCAGCGTCGACCTGGCCGTCGGCGACCATCTTCGACAGTTCCTCGCCGGTGACACCGTATTCCTCTTGCAGCCAGGTGAAGATCGGCAGACCACGGTCGGCCAGCATGTTCAAATCGTTCGTAAACGCCTTACCGGACGTTTGAACCTTGTTGAAAATGTAGCCCATCTCGCCGAGTTCACTGCCCGCAACAGCAGCGGTGTCGGCAGCCAGCTTCAAATATTCGGTGAGTTTTTCGCCGGGTTCGATCCCGGCGGCGACCGCAGTCGCC